AGAGGCCCGTGTCGGTGAAGACCTTAACCTGAACATCACCATCGACCCGGACCAACGCGCATGGTACGTGGCCACACGCCAGGCTGATTTCTCCGGCGCCGACGAAAAAATGTGGCAAGAGTACCCGTCATTCCCGGCCGAGGCGTTCCAGGTCAGCACCGAGGGCAACTACTTCGCCAAGGATATGCTGCAAATGCGCAAGCGCGGCGGCATTACCCGTGTGCCGGTACTGGACGCCCCGGTGAACACCTTTTGGGACATCGGCCGCAGTGACGGGTGTGCTATCTGGTTCCACCAGGAGATTCATGGTGAGGACCGCTTTATCGGCTATTACGAAGCCCACGACGAAGACCTGCGTCATTACGTGGCTCACCTGAGAGAGCGCGGCTTTGTCTTCGGCAAGCATTTCCTACCCCATGACGCGGAATACAAGCGCCTATCGGACTACAACAAATCCACCATGGAACAGCTGCAAGACCTAATGCCCGGAGAGAAGTTTGTCATTGTGCCCAGGGTGACCGAGCTAATGACCGGGATCTATGCCACTCGCAAGCACATGAAGGGCTGTTTCATTGACGAAACCGCGTGTGCCGAGGGGATTACCCGGCTGGAAGGCTACAAAAAGCGGTTCAGCAAGCAGGACAACCGATACACCGACCAACCCGACAAGAGCAACGGCTGTACGGAAGGGGCTGACGCTTTCCGGCAGTGGGCGCAGGCGAAGGAACTGAACATGCTCGAGCATGGCAACAACGACTATGAAGAAGCGGACGCGCCAGATTGGCGACTGTAGGAGCAGAGAGCAATGATTGACGAGAATGAGCCCCAGGCAGCGCCAGACGACAAGCTGGCCCTGACGTTTGAGGAATACAGCGAGATATACAGCGAGATTGAGGAACAGCCCTATTGGCGCCACGTAGCCGATAAGGAAATGGACTATGCCGATGGCAACCAGCTGGACAGCGACCTACTCAGGCGCCAGCAGGAGCTAGGCATTCCCCCGGCCATTGAGGATCTGATTGGCCCGGCCTTGCTGTCCATCCAGGGTTATGAGGCACAGACCCGCACCGACTGGCGCGTGACCCCGGACGGTGACATTGGCGGTCAGGATGTCGCGGACGCCCTGAACTACAAGCTGAACCAGGCCGAGAAGCAGAGTAAGGCCGACCGGGCCTGTTCCGAGGCTTTCCGGCCCCAGGTGGGAGTGGGTATCGGCTTTGTGGAAGTGAGCCGGGAGAGTGACCCGTTCAAGTTTCCGTACCGCTGCACCCCGATCCATCGCAACGAGATTCATTGGGATATGCGGGCGAAGGAGCCCGACCTGTCAGACGCACGATGGTTGCGCCGGCAACGGTGGCTGTCTCCGGAGCGTATCAAGCTGGCATTCCCCAAGCACAGCAGCCTGATTGACTCACTTGGTACCCATGGCGGCAGCTGGTGGGAAGAAGTGGATTCCCCGGCGCTGGATGGCGGCATGAGTACGGGCTTGCAGAACGCATGGAACAATGCCCGGGCCTGGACCCACCAAGAGGACCGGTGGTACAACCCGACCAACAAGGAGCTTTGCGTCTGCGAGTTGTGGTACCGGCGCTGGGTATCGGTCCCGGTACTCAAAGCGCCCGATGGTCGTGTGGTGGAGTATGACGAGGACAACGAAGCCCACGTAGCGGCCGTGGCCAGCGGCATGGTGAAGCCCAAGAAGGCAACCGTGGCCCGCTTGCGCCGTAGCTACTGGATCGGCCCGCACCTGTTGCACGATGGCCCGAGCCCGTACCCGCACCGGCATTTCCCCTATGTGCCGTTTTGGGGCTTCAAGGAGGACAACACCGGGATTCCTTACGGCTATGTCCGGGGCATGAAGTACGCCCAGGACAGCCTGAACAGCGGTCAGTCAAAGCTTCGGTGGGGCATGAGCGTCACCCGCGTTGAGCGGACCAAAGGCGCCGTGGCAATGTCAGACGCCCAGCTGCGCAAGCAAGTGGCCCGCCCGGACGCGGACGTTGTGCTGGATGCTGACCACATGGCCCGCACCGGCGCCCGGTTTGAGGTCAAGCGCGATTACCAGCTGACCGAACAGCACCACCAAATGCTGATGGACAACCGCCAGACCATTGAGCGCGTGAGCAATATCACTTCCGGGTTCATGGGCAAGCAGGGCAATGCGACATCCGGCCTGCAAGAGCAGACCCAGGTGGAGCAGAGCAACCAGAGCCTTGCCCGCATCATGGACAATTTCAGGGAAGGACGCACCCGTGTCGGTGACCTGTTGCTGGCCATGATTATTGAGGATCTTGGCGACAAGCCGCAGACCATCGTGATTGAGGGTGACGCGGTGAAGGAAGACCGGACGGTTCGTATCAACCAGCCGGAGAAAGACCCGGATACCGGCCTGGCCTACCTGAGCAATGACGTACAGCGCACCCGCATGAAAGTGGCCCTGGAAGACGTACCAAGCACCAGCAGCTACCGCGCCCAGCAGTTGAACGCGATGTCCGAGGCCGTGAAGTCTCTGCCGCAGGAATACCAGGCAGCGGTCATGCCGTTCTTGGTCAGCCTGATGGACGTACCGTACAAGCGCGATGTCGTGGAAGCCGTGCGCAAGGTTCAGCAGATGCCGTCACCCGAGGAAATCGAACAGATGAAGCAGGAGGCCGTGAAACAGGCGCTTGCCGAGTCTGACCGGGCAATCAAGGAGCGGGAGCTGGATCTGAAAGAGCGCAAGACCGACAGCGAGGTTAAGAACCTGGACGCCAAGGCCGTTCAAATCGGGGTACAGGCCGCGTTCTCTGCCATGCAAGGCGGTGCGCAGGTAGCGCAAATGCCAGCCATTGCCCCGATTGCGGACAGCATCATGAAGGGCGCCGGGTACCAGCGGCCGAATCCTGGCGGCCATGACCCCAACTTCCCGACCGCCCAGCAGGCAGCGGCACAGCAGGGACAGTCGATGCCTCAACAGGCCGACTCGGTACCGCCGGAACAAGGCGCCATGCCACCGGAGCAGGGCGAGGTACCACCGGAGCAGCCAGCGCAGGGAGCGCCAGGCTATGACCCGGGAGAAATCCCCGGGGTACAGGAGAACACCAGCCCCAACTTCCCGCCGGTACCGCAAGACCCGCAATCAGGGATGAACGGTATCGAGACGGACGAAGTAGACGACAACCTGCCATAACCAACCCAAGCCGGTAAGGCCCGCAACCACGCGGTTCCCTGCCGGCTTTCTTACCCCCTGTAGGGTTCGATACAGCCCGCGACCATCCATAACCTCATCCTCAAGCCCAGGCCCAGCGCCGGGTGAAGTTCGGGGCGTTATGCCCCCCGTTGCACATCCTCTTACGCGGCCACGGCGATATGTGGCGGGGAAGCATGAGCACAGAACATGACGAGTTTTACCAGTCGCTAGACGCAGACAACATCACGCCAGAGCAGGCAGCCCAGATGCTTGAAATGGGTTGGAAGGGCGATACCGACACAGCTGAGTCGGAAACCGGAAGCGAGACGCCCGCCGCTTCTACTGAATCTGATGCTGGTGAATCTGACGACGACACCGCGACCGACGAACAGCACGAACAGGACAAGGGAGAAGGCCAGGACCAGGCCAAGCCGGACGCCGAGCAGGAGCCGGTTCTACTGGCTAAGGACGGCAAGCACACCATCCCTTACGACAAGCTGGTTGAGGCCCGCGAGGGCGAGAAGCACTGGAAGCAGCAGGCCGAAGCGAATGCCGCCGAGCTGGAACGCTTGAAAGCGGAAGCGCAGGAACGAGCCGATGCTGGTGAAGCCGCCACGCAGACCGACCAGAACGCCGCAATGGCGCAGGAAGCCATTGATAACGGGGTTGACCCGGACCTGTTCGGGGATTTCACGGAAGAAGACTTGGCGAAAGGTGTAGCCAAGCTGGTGCAAATCGAGCTGGCCGAACGCGATAAGCGTCAGCAGCAACAGCAACAGGAGCAGCAGCAGCAAACCGCCGCCGAGGCCCACTACAACGCCATCTATGAGGCGCACCCGGACGCAGACTCGATTGCCGAGAGCAAGGAGCTGGGAGACTGGCTGAAAGCCCAGCCTACCCACGTTCGCAAGGGGTGTGAGGTGGTCTTGAGCCAGGGCAGCACAGAGGAAGTCATTGAGCTGTTCGACACGTTCAAGCGGGAGACAGGTGTAACTCAGGCCAAGGACGAGGCAGACGCCAAAGGTGGTGACGCCAAGGCCAAGGCCCGGGCAGCCATTGAAAGCACTGAGTCGGAGCCCCCGGGCAGCCTATCGGACATTCCCGGTGGTGCTGCTGGGGCTGCGACACCAGAGGAGCAGATGGCGTCATTGAGTGAAGGTAAGGATCTACTTGAGCGCATGGAGGATATGTCGCCCGAAAAGATCGAATCCTTCCTGAACAAATCAATCTGACGGTTAATCGGAGGATTCCATGGCCGCGAACAAGACTCACGCCAAGTACGGCGACCCGAAGAATATGGTGCAACAGGCGGTAGGCCTGTTCGCCACCCACATGCAGCGTAACAGTACGCTGAACAAGCTGACCGGCAAGATGCCCAAGGGCCAGGCCGGCGCGACTTCTACGCTGCGTAAACAGACCACTCAGCACATGCCCATTGTCCGCTGTCAGGATCTTGGCAAGGGCCGTGGTGACGAGGTGACTTTCCACCTGCTTAACCCGGTAGGCGCCAAGCCCATCATGGGCAGCCGTTATGCCGAAGGCCGTGGTACTGGCCTGAGCATTACCGAAGACAAGCTGCGTGTGGATCAGGCCCGTTTCCCGCTGGACCTGGGCGATGCCATGACCAGCATCCGTTCCCCGGTTGAGTTCCGTTCGTTGGGCCGCCCGGTGGCGCAAAGCCTGATGGACCGCTACATCGACCAATCCCTGTTGGTTCACATGGCCGGCGCCCGTGGCTACCACAACAACGTGGAGTGGGTGGTACCGACCGAATCCGACAAGGATTTCGCGTCCATCATGGTGAACCGCGTCAAGGCGCCCACCAAGAACCGTCACTACATTGCCGACAACGCCGGCGGTATCGTGCCGTTCAAGACCAATGCTGGTGAGGTGGACCTGACCACGGGTGACCTGATGAGCATGGACACCATCGACGGTGTGCGTACCACCATGGAGCAAATCGCACTGCCGCCGCCCGTTGTGAAGTTTGAGGGCGACAAGGCAGCCGACGACTCCCCGATTCGGGTGTTGCTGGTATCCCCGGCACAGTACAGCTCCTTCTCCACTGACCCCAACTTCCGCTCCATCCAGGCGTCTGCCCTGGCCCGCGCCAACCAGGCCGGCCAGCATCCGCTGTTCATGGGCGAGGCCGGTCTTTGGAATGGCGTACTCATCGTGAAGATGCCGAAGCCGATCCGCTTCTACGCCGGCGACAAGATCAAGTATTGCGCCGACGCGACCAGCGAGGCCGAGTCTGAGGTGATCGTGCCGGGCTCCTTCGGTGACAAGTTCGCGGTAGACCGGGCCATCCTGCTTGGCGGCCAGGCGGTAGCCGAAGCCCTGGCGGCGCACAAGCGGTCCAGCATCCCGTTCTTCTGGTCCGAGAAGGAGCTGGATCACGGCGACAAGGTAGAGCTGTTGCTGGGCGCCATCCGTGGCGTCTCCAAGATCCGCTTCGATGTGGATACCGGCGAGGGTAACGAAATCACCGACTACGGTGTGACCGCTATCGACACCGCCGTTCCCATCATCGGCGCCCGCAAGTAAGCGATAAGGGGCTGGCCACGGCTGGCCCCTTTCGCATGACCCCGATTCGTTGAGCAGGAGGCCACAATGGCTAAAGTAACTCTCAAGAACCTGAACAACCGTCAGTTTGGCGGTTTCTCCCCGTTCGGCAATGTCACCTCGCTGAAATTCCGAATGGCTACCGGTGCGCTGGGCGCCGTGCAAGACTCCGATTCCACCACGCCCCTGACCAATGGCGATGTCGTGGATCTGGGCCACCTTCCCGAAGGCTTTTCCCTGGAAGACGCCAGCGTGTTTGTCACTACCGGCATGACCGCGACCGTAAAGGGCAAGCTGGGCTTTGTGTACGAGGATGGCGAAGACTCGGCCGAAGTACCGCAGGACGACGCCTATTTCGGCTCCAACATGGCAATGGACGCGGCCGCCCGCATCCGTGCCACTGGCGCCAAGCTGGTGACCCTGCCGAAGCCGGCCCGACTGGTACTGACCATTTCCGGCGCCGACAACGCCAAGGCCAGTGAAGTAGCCGTTGTCGTCAACGGTGAGCTGACCGGCCCGCGATAAGGCCCAACCATGAGGCGGCCTGAAAGGGCCGCTTCCCATTGACCTGAAAGGGGAAGGAAATGGACCGACAAGCCATCTTGGCCGCCGAGAAGGTAGCCGTTAAGTACATCGGCCGCAAAGAGCCGTGGATTGACCGCCTGTATGGCTCCAAGCTCCCGTTCCACAAGGAACAGGTGCGGGTGGTTCCATCCAGTCTGGCATTGCGCCTGTTGCGTCACGAAGACCTGTTCACTACCGAAACTGCCGATACCACGGGTGACGAGCAGAAGCAGTCTGAGAACAGCGGTGACAATGCCGGTGACCTGTTAACCCAGGGCGAGAAGACCGAGGACAATTCCGAGGGTAAGACCGAGGATAATTCCGAGGACAAGGGCGACAACAATTCCGAGGACAACACCGACGAATTGCTGGACAACGCCAAGGCCGAGCAGGAAGCCAAGGAGCAGCAGGAGCGTGAGCGCCAGGACGTTATTGACCGTGTTCAAGGCATGGACAAGGACGCGCTGGACAACTTCGCCTACTCCAATTACGAGCAGCGGATTAACAAGCGCAAGAGCGTTGAGAATCTGCGTGAAGACGTAATCGGCATGATTGATCGGTTTGGTGTGGTATGACCCTGGAAGACCTCATACAGCGGGTGAGGATCGAGGCTGACGACCTCTTTGAGCCCTATTTCTGGTCAGACGAGGTAATCACCGACTGGCTGAACGAGGCCCAAGAGGAAGCCGCGATACGCGGGCGCCTCATCCACGAGAGCGACAATGCCGCCGTTTGCACCCTCAAGGTGAAGGCTGGCAAGGCATCCTACCCGCTCCATGCCTCGCTGTATGAGATCGACCACCTGGCCTTTAACCGGGACGGCTTGTATCGGGTGCAACCGCTCAAGCTTGTCTCCGGAGAGGCGCTGGACAGCATCATGC